ATATCGCAATATTCTTCATTATTACCCCAATAGTAAGCGGAAGAATTCAGCCAGTTACCGGCCCCCTTGCCTGATGCTGTCCATGCATTCAAAAATCTAAGCTTTTCTTTAGGAAGTTCTCCGACAGCTAGGCGGTACGTTGCCAGATATATGCAGATATTACAGGGCCTACATTATTATGGTATTCATCATTACCTGCATATTCTGAGTACACATCATAAGTTTTATAACCATTCCCAGCAGCTTGCGTATATGGTTCGCCCATTGCGCCTGCATACCAATTTACTAAATGATTGTGCTTAGCGAGTTCTCCGACAGTGAGTTGGTGCTTGAACTCACCCGATTTTTCCCCTGCCGTGAAGGTCAGTGTACTTCCGTCTTCTGCTGTGGCCGTGCCTTGTGCTACGAGTCCGTAGCCAGCTGGTAGGGCTTCCCACGTGCCGAAGCCGAGGATGTCCGCCGGGTTGCGGCTGTCGGTTATTGAGATATAGATGCTGCCGACCGGGAAGATGGCCTGCTTTGTGGCAAGGATTGCGTCGTTGACCGTGTCCGTAATGAGTGTCTTGATGGCGGCGATGTCGATTACCTGCCCTTTGGCGTCCTGCTCGGCGGCTTTCGCATGGCCGACGTTGTCCACGGTCAGCGTTGTCTTTGTCGCATCCTTGTGGATCAGCGTGACCGTGTCGTTTGCCACGGTCGCCGAGGTGACGGCTTTTGCGACGTCTTCGTTTTTGGGATAGTCAGACAGGTCGACGGTACCAGACTGATCATCCCAGCCAGAGCCATTCCAGACGACGTTGTCCCCGGCGCGGATAGCCGTTCCGTTCGCGTCGGTGCCGCCTGCCGCTTTGATGTTATACATATCGCCGACGTTCTGCCCGGAGGCAGGCAGGGCGGAAAATGATGCGACGGACCCACGATATTTGACCGCACTTGTCAGCGACTGTAAGCCGTTGTTGACCTGAGTCTGGATGTTTTGGCAGGATACCAGAGCCGTTTTCGCGTTTGTCTCACTCGTAGCTGCGGCAGTCTGACTGGAATTTGCGGCCGATGCACTGGATGCGGCGGCTGTCTGGCTATTCTTAGCATTCGTGGCTGACGTGCTGGCCGATGATGCGGACGACGATGCTGCACTGGCCGAGTCGGCCGCAGCCGTCTGGCTGGACTTGGCAGCTGATGCACTGGATGCAGATGCCGATGCCGACGACGCGGATGCTGTCGCTCGGTCTTTACTGTACAACGCCCAGGATTTCGACGATTGCGTTTTCCCTGTTGAGCTATCAGAATCAGCACTCCCGTCCGGCGAACTTTCTGATTCTGCCCATGCCTTAGCTTGTGATGCAGAAGCGGCCGCTTCTATCACGGGCTTCATTGGTGCGGTCAGCGTGCCGCCGGAGTGCAAGTGGAAGGTCAAATAGTCAGATTCGTCTACCGATACCGAATCGAATGATTCAGCCCCTATCGAGGCCAGCCACTCTTTGGTTGTACCGGTAAAGCCATTATCACAAGCTAGCTCGTATGCAGATTTGCCGTTGATGGGACTTGTCAGCAAAACATATGCGGACCCATTCCACTTATACGTCTTGCCGGTATCTTCAGCGACATACAACTTATCAGCGGACCCCGTCAGCGGGAATGCGGATAGATTAGCCGCGTAGACATAGGACCCGCTCAATGCGTCTTTCAGCACCTCAAAGTTGTTCATGATATAATCCAGTATGCCTTTATTGTCTGCTGTCGCGAAAGCTGTCTTTTTGCCATACGCACCACTACGGATGATTTCATCTTTCCCGTTACGGAGTTCCCCTGGTTGGAATGCCTGTAAGTCCATAGCTTATCCCTCCTTTTCGATGGTTACCGACACCGCATCACCGATATTTAAATCAATTTTATCAGCTCTTTTGTTTTCCACCTTGATATTGATATAATCTCCTGTTTCTAGCCTCATCGTATAAATGTTTGCGTTGATTGATTCTTCGTTGTAAATTACTTTTCCGTTTACTTTACCTTCTAGTTTCATGCTTTTTTTCTCCTATCATAAGAATCTAGCATCAAGAATTACACAAGAATAGGCTCTCACCGTATTCTGCGATCGATTATGGCCGGGCTGCATGCCTGCGGTTTTACCCATCGCGTTAAGTAAGGCGACAGCTGAATTGGTACTCGGCACTGTTTCGCCGAAATTGTCAGTCCATGTTTTTGAGTCGCTATTGATATCGATACGATGTATATGCTGGCTAGCCACCCCGGTTTTTAAACATAAGTTGTAGTAGTATTTTTCATAATCCCACCACACGTTTGAGGTGCGAGAGTATGTATAGTAGTATTCAGGCACCTGTTTTGTTACAGGCACATAGTCAAGTCTCTTCTTAGTTACCCAGTGACCAACAGGTGTTAATTTACCATCTACATACTCGTTTTCAATGACATAGTCCTGATACTCTACCCATTTCTGCTCATATGTAGTTTCAGTTTTATACCGAGTCCAGGGTCCTAGTGTAGTTATATATTGCGAAGAACCGTCATTGTTATCCGCTTCTATCGTGTCCCCGCCACAGCAAATAGCAAGCTGGTCTCCATAGGCACTCGTGCCTTCACCACCGCAAGCCAGGACAATAGCTTGCTTAGCGTTACTATCAAATATTATTTCGCCTTTAGCATTAAATACTTGTAGGCCACAATCGCCTAAAGACTTTGGGGTGTTACTAAAAAAATATAAATAGGCCTGTGTACTGGACGCATTAAGATGATAATCATAGCCACCAGGCCTGTTGATGACGCACCCATCAATGCTGTTAGTCCCATTACCGATGCCGACCAGAAATTCACCTGCCTGCAAATCGCCACTCCCGCTACTGCTTTGTGCTATAGCTACTTTACGAGACAAATACAGATTTTTATAACTATCATTGATTTGGACAACGCCAGAATCCGTTTTCGATTCAAAATATTTCATATCAATACACCCCGTAATGCACGTGACAGGCTACATGATCATTCCCCCAAGTACAGACCAGAGTATTACCGTTAGTCGATACCGATGGCGTTACATAAGTATATGTATTATTCCCACTAGCTATATTGTCGGGATAACTATCCGGTACGACTAGATACCATAGTTTACCATTCAGCAAGTCATCGTTCTGCACGGATGCACTCCGCACATTAGCCCCACAGTTTAAAGTGCCTAAGTATTTTTGCAACCGCGAACCGGTGTCTACGATTATTTTCCCGTTGCTGTCAAACGTCTGTAACCCGCAATTCATTCCCACACCCCCAATCGTACACGTAACACATTATTGTCGTCGTATACCTCGGTTAGATTATCGTGAATCTCTGTTCTGGCCCCGCTTGTCTTTGTCCGCAGTGTCCCAATGGTTGCGGTAATGGCCGAAAGGCTGCTGACGTCTATTTCTCTGCTTGTTACCGCTTTAGCGTCAATCATCCCGTTGACGATGACATTCTTGTCAATCGTCGTATCGCCCGTGATGTGCGTCCATTTCCCATCAATAGTAATGGTTTCCGGCGACATATTGATGCGCGAGATGATGTGCTTGTCCTGGTCTTCTACACGAGCTTCGATATTGCTTTGCAGCTGTACAAGAGCTGAATATTTTTTAGCGCCATCTTGACTGTTTAAATCGCCCACAAGAGATACGACTTGGTCCTTCGCATCTGTGCCTTTTTGGATAGCTTCTTGCAGGGCTTTGTCCACATTTGCCAGGGATACGGCTTCTTCATCCATGAGGGCTTGATCTATTTTTACCTTGACGGTGCAGGTCGTTTCAGCCGAGCGCTCGCCCTCGCCGAAGAGATCGACATAGGCTACGCTGACGTGATAGATACCGGCAGCGCAGGTATAGGTCATCGCGTTATTGACGGCGTACAAGCACAAGTCACCGATATAAACATTCATGCCGAGGCAATCGCTCGGAATAGGTTCGGCGGCGATGCTCATACCTCCTAAAATGTTGGTAACTGTCGGCGCATCCGGTGCTTTCGGTGCTGGCTTCGCGTACTGCACTTCGGCAGCCGCGCTGTATTTCCCGTCAGTACCGCAAGCAAAGACATAAATCCGCCCTGTTCTTTCGGTTAATTTTACGTCGGCTGCCAGACTGTTCGTGCGGAGCAGGAAAGCACCATCTTTCGTGCCCGCTCCGGTGTCCGTGCGAACCTCATAAAAAGCGATGTCAGCATTTGTGACGGCGCCCCAGCTGACCGTGCACCGGTCTTTGTGGAAGATGATGGATACTTTCCCCGGGGTGTTCGGCGTCGTCGTCCTGGCGGCGCACAGTACGTCTTTGTGTGGCGAGTTATCAGGTGTCGTATACTCGCCCAACTCGTTGGCTGTACAAATAGCGACACGGTAGGTATCGCCCGGAACACACTGTGGGATAGTAAACTGATTGACGCCGGTGCCGGCATACGTCCAGGGGCCGCACCAGCCGAGTTCATCGGCGGCCACGCCTTCCTGGAAGACAAGTTGGTCTGCCTGCACATGGTTTGGCTTATAGTAGACGCGCCCGTTCAGCCCATCAGGGCCCCACGATACGGCAATGTCATAGCGGTCCGTACCGTCCAGGAGCTTACGGAACTGCGTATATGTCAAAATATTTTCGGGTTCCACGGCAGGCTGGATATTACCAGTCAAGCTAATAGTTGCCAGTACATACGCGGACTCGACGCCGTCGAGTACTGCACTGACTCGGACGTAGTACCGTCTTGTCGGATCCACGTTGCCGATGGTCATCTGCATGTCCGTCGTGCTGCCGCAGCTGATCCAGGATACACCATCGACGGAGTAATAGACACGGAACGAGTCATAGCGGCTATTTCCCGGCATCTGCCACGATGCGACAATGTCGTCGATTTTGACGCCCGCGTAGTTACGCTGGGCCTGTTCGACGAGTGTCAGGTTTACCGGAGCCCGCAGCGGGTCCTGGGCAGTATAGTCGATGACCGGGTATCGGCTGTAGTCGACATCGTAGACAGCTTCGTCATACTGCACACACGTCAGTGATACTTTTTCGTCGCTGTCTTTTTCCACTTTCGTGATGCGGAAAGGCTGGACGATTTTATCGACTACGCCAAGGGCATATGTGTCATATACGGCCGGCGTATCCGACGTATCAAAGGGGGATGTTACGGTTACCTGATTCGTCGTTCCGGCCACGGCTTTAATATCGCGGCTGATAATATGGTCAGTTGCTGACAACTGAATCTTTACGCCATAGCTTTCGCTGGCATCCAGCGTGACGTCTTTATCCAACGTGAGGGTATTCCCGTCTATGGCTACGATTCGGCCCGATGCCAGGCCAATCCGTGCTACGCTGTGGCTGACGCCGATGATGTCGCCGTACTCGCAGACGATGGCATTGATGTCGGCCGAAAACGTGACCGTATCAAGCTGTCGCTCGTTGGTAGCCAATAGGTACATACCTTCACGGTATGCCTGAGAGCGTCGGGACACGCCGAAAAGCGTGAGCTGAGCCGTATTATCTTGGAGTTCCACATCCTGCGCGTAGCGGGCCGAACGGATAAAGAATTCGGTGTTCTTGTAATCGTTATCTTTGTCGTTATAAGTAATCTCGACAGAGCGGGCCCGGTCATCGAGCGACGAGAAGGACCCGTTGAAGGACGACATGATGGTCCGGCCTTCGCCGAAGATCTGCCGCATGACGCCGGGCTTATCGACGGCGATGCCGAACTGCGTTCCGTGCTGGATGATGACGGCGTGGCCAACGTTTGCGGCTTTGTTGGCCGCTTCCAGCCGCTTCATCGACGTGTCGAAAATAGCGTCGAACTGGAATCGTTTTTCTTTGGTGCCGTCATTGGTTGTTACCATTCCATCGGCGTAGGCTGCGGCATCCAACCATTCCTGCCAATACGTCATAAACCGCTCTTTAGGCGTGCCCTCGACGACGAATTCGTCAGTACCCGTGTTGATGTTCTTGAGCTTGCGGCAGTGATGCAGTATGTCATAGGCCGCCCAAATGGGATTGCTCGCCGGCTTTTGAACATACGTTTTTGATGTCGGATCATAGACCCAGACATTCTTACGGGTCTGCGTCCAGGTCAGATTCGGGACGCCGCCGTTCAGCTGGCTCGTCGCTTTGACGCGCATCGCAACAAGGACTTTATTCGGCCGGACAAATGCACCGGTATAGATATAAGCAGACAGGATGGACCATTGCATCAGTGCGCAGCGGCGGTTCGTAAGCGGCGTTTCCACCGCCGTTACGCGGACATCGTAGCGGGCTGAGGCCAATCCGCTGAAAGAATACGTTTTCCGGATAGCCTGATTGGTGGCCCGGGTAATAGAATAGTCGTGGCTGGTCCAGTCATTCGTCCCTGTCACCCGGTACGCGATGTTGAAGCGGGCCGTCTGATCACCGAAATTCCCGTCATCTTTTTGATAGTATATGCCGGATGGGAACGTCACTGTGACGTCGATACGATTGACGTCGCTGCTGTCCGTGCTTCGTGTAACGGCATTTCCCTCTTTCAGCGTCATATCGACGCTTTGGTCGGCTACGGTATCCGGGAAAAAAGAAATCGGCGCCTGGTCGTTCGTGCCGGTGCGTGTCTCAATCTGACAATCCTGGAAATTCTCGATAGGCGTATAACCGATACGAAGGTCGGTGATACTGTCTACCGGGCCATAGCCACCACAATACAGCACGTTGAGATACTGGGTGTTTTCATCTACGGTATCGACGTGGCACATGAGTAGCTGAGGCGCCGGGATGCAGGAGCCGTATGTTTCGCCGATGGTGTTCCCTTCCTGGGTCTGTACGGTCGGCAGCTCCCAGCTATAGGACTGCGAGCTGTTGACTTCCACCTGCGGCACCTGGTTTAAATGCAACATGCTGTTGATGAGCCGCCCTCCGAGGATCATGATGGCCCCGGATACCAGGGAGCGAGCAAACATGGACGACAAGCCGAAAATGTTATGAGGCGCGGCAATCATGAGGCCAATAGTCAGCACCATGCCGAAAATATGTTTAAAGCCGTGGCCGCCAACGTGCGGTGTGATGACATACTGCTCGCCGTTCAGCGGGTAGCATTTATCTGGCATATACAGCTGCTGGCCGTTTTTGTAGACGTCATAAACACCCCAGTCCAAGTCTATATACGCTGATAAGGGTCGGCCTGTGTATTCTTTTTCCGTCAACTCTCGCTCCATTGTAAACGGATTATTGATGACAATTAACTCAATCATGGTCTCCCTCCTTTGGCCGATAAAATCCTACGATACGGGACTGCCAGTGGCTCAGTCGGTCAATGACAACCGACGTCCCGTAGGCGTGGATAAAATCACCACGCCCGATATAGACGCCGACGTGGTTCGCGCAACCTATCGCCAGCTCTAGCAGCACGACGTCACCTTCTCGCGGTGGCTCTACTTTTTCCCAGCTTGACGCAGCGCCATCTTCCATCGCCTGGTGTACGGCTTCGCGGTCTTTGGGGTCGATGGGGTAATTCGGCAGCTGTATGCCGCGTTGTTGATAGATGTAGCGGACGAGGCCCCAGCAGTCGAAGCCCCGAAGCGTCCGGCCGCCATCGACAAAGGGGATGCCGACTAAATCCTGATAGTTAAGCATAATTACCGGTCATCCCCTGTTCCCCGCCGAAACGTGAGCGGATACGGCACTCTTTGAGCGTGTTATTACAGCAGTCCTCGTTCCCGGCGTAGCCGCACTGCACCGATTTAAATTTATAAGGACAATAGTTAGTCATGTATTTATCCGGAGGGAAGCGGTTGTATACGTCCGGGGCGCATCCCAGTTCAAAAGTGATCCAGGATTCGTCGTAGCTGGTACCGCGGACGACGAACTCCAGCGTCATGAGCGGCTGCGTCCGATCCAACATGGCCGCGTGGACCATGTAGATTTTGACAGCCGCGTCCGTCAGTCCTTCGTAGCGCTTGACGTAGCCCATCAGCAGGCCGCCGCAGCTGGAGACGGACAGCTTGCAGGTCGGCATCGTCTTGCCGTCGGTCGTCACGGAGTCGCACTTGAGAGGGAAGCGGGTCCAGACGTGCCCATTCCAGGTCACATCTTCCGTATTGCGCACCAGGCGGACCGTATCCGGAAGGCTTTTATGATTGACCTCGACAAGCATCAAAAAAGGCTTGTCGCTGGCCAGTTTATTTTTCTCCAAAATGGCGGCTGACTCCCAGGTAAGCATGGCTTACACCTCCTCAAACGTAAGTGTCACCGACCACCCCGTCGGCTGGTAATACTGACCCGAAAAATCTCCAGAAAAACGCACGGTATGACTTTGTCCCAGAGCGTAATCGGTAAACGTAAACATGTCGGCTGTGCCAACGCTTTTGTAAAAGTCCTTGAGCACTCCATACTGAGTATCGCTCAAATTGGCCCACGAATAAGCCCACGTCGTTTTGACGCGGGTGTTGCGGGGCCTGGTTTGCTTATAACCGCCGTCGGTTTCGGTCGTGATGGTGCTGGCCGTCAGCGTTTCCATAAAAGTGTCGCCGATGTTCGCTGCCGACGTCGACATCGGCGCCGGCAGTTTATCAGCGGGAAAAACTTTCGTGCTCATTTATCTCACCCCCAAAGCAGCTTTTAGGTTCGTTGCCGAGCCGTCGACGTTGTTGTTGACGTCCTCGACGACAGCGTTCAAGATCCACCTGCGCATCGAGCTGTCATAATGGCTGTCCTTGACACTGACTTGACTGCTGCTGTTATTGATGATGTTGACGACGGGCGCGTTGCCGCCGTTATTGTTGCCGCGGGCGCTGACGATGCCCTGGGCCATCCTGGCATACGTGTCATCGTTGAGCGGGAAAACGCCTTCTTCGTCTGGCCCTTCGCCCAGCAAGCCCAGCGTCGGGGCGGTGACGCGGCCGCCATTGGCAAAGGCCGGCACCGAGAAGGACGGCAGGCCAGCGCCAGAGTACAGCCCGGTGCTGTAGCTGCTTGCGTAACTCCAGCCGGAGCCGAAGACACCGGCTGTCGGTTGAGAGATACCCAGGAAGCCACCCAGGAGGCCCATCGTAATCTTCGCGGCGGCCCACTGTGCGGCAATCTTGACGATGGTGTCGAGGATGACCTTACCCATGTTCTGCGCTAATTTACCGACGTTCGAGATGTTGTTCCCGAGGTCGGAAAAGACGCTAGACAGACCGGACGAGATAGACGATGCCGCTTCCTCGGCGATACCATATGTCGAGATACTGGCGGCCCGCCACTGCGAGTAGAAGAGCTGCATGGCCTTACGCTTTTCGTCCCACTTGATATCATCGAGCCCCTGCTTGGAGTACACGAGTTTACTGAGCCGGGAAACGTCCAGATCCGAGATAGCATCCTTGACGGAGTTGTCGAATTCCTGACGGCGCTCTTCTTCCCGTTTCTTCGTGAGTTCCAGATATCGCGCAGTGTACCATTCATTGACTTCAGCCATCGCTTCGACGTCGTTCTTATGCGTCGCAACACTTTTGAAGCGGGCTTCCTTCTCCTTCTGGAGCGTATCCAGGTTCTTTTTGAGCTCCGCATCATACAGCGCGGTGTAGTCGCCCTTCATTTGGGCGTTGACTTTCGCTGTATCATCGCGCAGCTGTTGTTCGGCCTGGAGCCGCTTTTCGTTCAGCTGCTTGACCTGTTCCAGCTTATACTCTTCTAAGAGCTTCTTCGCTTCCGACGTGTCCACGCCGCCGACATTTTCGACGGCCCGGATCTTCTGGTACTTCTGCGCGTAGGACTTCATGAGGCCGAGCATGCCCTTTTCGTAGTCCGTGCCGGTCTGCGTCTCTACGTCGCCGCGAAGTTCGTTGAGGATAGCGGCGTAGTCCTGCTTTGCTTTTTCCAGCCTTTTCGCTGCTTCGGCCGCCGCCTGGTTGACGGCTGTCTTACCGACGAGGCTGCTCTTGACGGTCATCCCATCCGTGGCTTCTGCCAGCGAGCCGTAGCCCCGGATGCCGCCGAAAGTATTGCTAAATTCATCAAGTGATAAGTCATGGACGCCGGCGCTGGACTGACGGCTGCGGACCATGCCGTTACCGATGTAGATGCCGACGTGACCCGCCGTGTCGACGAGGTCACCGACCTGTAAGGCGCCGCGGACGGCATCCAGATTTCCAGCGTGGTATGCTCCCAGGGATTTAAATGATGAGTCGTTGACGATGCCGTCGCCGAATGGGTCCGTTTTACCAAGCTGAGTAAAAACGTCCTTGTAAATCTGGTGGACGAAATCGTCGCACCAGCCAGCGGCGTCGCTGCCGAGGTTGCCGCGCCACTGCTCGCCGTCCCAGTAGTCTTTCATGGCGTGATAAGCAGCCAGCTCGCCTACAGGGACGTCGTATTCGACCGGCTGAGACGTCGCCGCGCTGCCATTATCCGGCACCTGCTTCGAGGTCATGGCGTTCATGTAGCTCAGTACCGAATTGACGTAGCCGACATTAGCATCTGTCGCGTGGCCGGCGTTATACGCCGAAATGGTCTGATTCAGGTCGCCGTACTGTTGATACAAGTCAGCTAAATAGCCGCCGACGGCCATGATGTTCTGGTTGTAGTCGGAGCCGGCGCCGTAGCCCTGGCCGCCGGCGTACTGATTGGCGATGTCCTGGGAAATCTGACCTAAGCCATAGTGCGCGCCGTCCGACGACCAGGCCGTGGCATTACCATGACTTTCTGTTTTGATGATCGCCGCGATGAGTTCAGGTGATACGCCCCAGTAGCCGCCAGCGTATTCAATTTCATTGGCATAGGGCGCGAGTTCTGGGTCATTTTCAAAGGAGTAGACCGTTTTCATCGGTGTGGCGGCCTTTTCCGCGGCGGCCGACGACGACCCGCGGGAAGAGGAGCCGCCTCCATCGTCGCCACTAAAATCGAAGGACGGATAGCTATTATTTACATTATTAGCGGCATTCTCCGCTTCTTGGCGGGCTTCTTCTGCTTTTTGATACTGAATAAAGTTATAAGTCTCACTACCCTTTTCACCTGCAAAATGATCATATAATACTTGGTACTTAGGGTTACTCGGGTCTATAAGCTCTTCAGTAGCACCACCATTACCCACATCACCTAAACCCATCGGATCATTTTCAGGGCTCTCATTTTCAGGGCGCTGGCGATAAAATTGGCCATCACGATTTACGTAAGTGTAACCATCGTCGCCGGTCCACGTATTACTTTTCGCGGCTTCATACTTCGCATTGAAATACTTGAAAGCGCAGTAAGCGGCATAAAGAGCCGCCGCTGCAACACCCATCCATCCGCCGGCCATCATGGACAGCGCTGACGTGACCTTTCCGATAGCGCCTAGGCCCTGGCCAGCTGCTTTTACGGTTTTAGCCCCGGTCTGCATAGCGGCATTACCGGCCACGACGTGACCCTTTGCGACGTCCTTGGTCTTGCTTTCGGTCTTCGCCAGGCCACCCTGAGCAGCGGTGTTGGCGGCAACGCTCTTAGCCCCGGTATTGGTCGCTTCGACGCCGGTAGCGACTTCCGCAACCTTCTCCCGTTCGTTAGCCGCGATGACTTCTTCCGTCGATGTGACTTTAGCCGCGTTGGCTTCCTGCTTTACGACAGCGCCTTCTTCAGCGGCGGCACCGGCAGCTACCTCAGAGTCTGCGACTTCACCGTTGGCCACGATGACCTCTTCGTTTGAGGTGATTTTCGCGGCATTGGCTTCCTGCTTTACGACGGCTGCTTCCTGAGCCACTGTACCGGTAGCCGCTTCTGACTCAGCTACCTGCGCGTTGCTTTCGGTCATGCGCGCGTTAGCTTCCTGCACGCCTGTCGCCGCTTCCTGCGCGGCCAGGTTGATTTGCTGATAGGCCGCCGTCATCCGGCTCCGGATCTGTTCAGCCGCGGCCGCCGCTTCTTCCCCGATTTGTGTGAATTTTTCGGCCAAGAACTTCTGCGTCTCTTCAGCCGACATGTTTTCATGTTCGGCCGTCTTAATGGCTTCCTTGCGACGCTTCTGGTACATCCTGTCAGAATCTGCAATAGACTTTTGGATATAGCGTTCCTGTTTTTTGGTCAGCTGGTCGAGCTGCTTTTCTTCCTGCGCCGTCGAGCCGTTTTTCTGGCCTGCGCCCAGGACGTTGCGGGCCGTATCGTACATATTCTTGCCGGCGGTTACGGCTTTACTGGCCATCTGCAAGGATTTGTAAATGGCCAGTAGTTTCGTACCCTCGACGATGACCGTGCTGATTTCGTTTTTATTCTGGGCGACAATCGTGGCTACTTTAGCGAGCCCGGCCTGCACGCTCGGCAGGATCTGCGATACCAAAGGAGCCAGCGCAGACCCGGCGACGACACCGAGCTTGCTGAACTGCATGCTGACTTCCTGCATGTCCATATAAGCTTTGTGCATCTCTTCCGGGTTCAGTCCGACGCCTTTGATTTTAGATGCCCGTTCCGCTGCTTCCGTATAATTGTCCAGGGTCTTCGTAAGGGCCAGGCCACGGACGCCGAGGGTGTTCATCAGGAATTCCTGACCCTGGCCTGCAGCCTTCGCCTTTTCGTAGCCCTTGGCGAGTTCGCCCAGCTGTTCATTCAGCGGTTTCAAGCGGCCCGACGAGTCGGTCATCGAGATGCCGAGCTGCTGCATGATGCTGCGGGCCTTATCGCCGGCGGATCCCGACGACGAAAGGGTCTTGTCGAAGCGCATCATAGCCGCAGCCGCGGTATCGACGTCGCCGCCGGTCAGCTTCATGACAGCGTTTAACTGGCCCGCTTGAGCGGCGGACATGTTGTAGCGCTGTCCCAGCTGGTAAACGGCTTCGCCGGCATTGACTGCACTTTGGACGACGGCGTTCAGGCCGAAGCCACCAGCGGCGATGCCGGCCAGTTTCGTGAGATTCCCGGCCAGACCGCTGATTTTCCCGGCCACTTCGTCTACGCTGCCCGAAAATTCTTTCACCGGGCTCACACTAAAGGTCTGGTTCAGCGCCTCTTTCGATTTATTCAGCTCCTGGGACAGACCCGTACTGTCCGCCCCGATTTTGATCATAAGGTCCGCTAAGGTGGCCAACGTCTACCCCTCCTCTTTCGGCATCATCGATGGAAGCCCGACGGCTTTCAGAAATTCTTCGCGCTCCAGGCGCGGATCCGGCTTGTCCTCTGGATGCAGTCCATAGTAGATGGAGTCAGGCTGGACAACCTGGCTGGTCATACAGCTCATGATGCAGGCCGTGAAATACGACTGCTTGCGTTCCTGCTCTTTCTTGCGGAGCAGATAGCCCTCTACCATCATATTGAACTCATGGATCTGCAAGTCCTCGAACTCATCCGGCTTGAGTGCCAGCGGCCCATAGGCCACCGGCTCAGCGTTCTTTATCCATTCTTGTGCGGAGCCGACGACGACGCTGCCTTTTTCTTCGTCTCCGTCTTGGCGTTTTTTTCCGGTACCCTCACGCGGGTGTAGAGTCCGGTCTGCAAGATGGCTCCGATAAAGTTGGCCGTCATGTCGTCGATGCTGTTCCCGTCATCGCA